ATTAGCCAAAGGCCCTTCGCATCTGTCCGCCTCTCTGACGGGAATTAATAATCTGTGCCTCAGTCATCTTGGCAATCTGTGGTGCAGCCTCTGCAATAATACGCTTAACTGAGTCGTCACCGTTAGCTGCAAACTGGAAGGTCTGGTTGACTGTTACGTTGCCACCACCTTCTACACCTAACTTGCCGTTAGCACCTCTCTTGAGGGGCAGGATAGCCTCTGGGCCAGCTTCCCCCATGACACCCATGCCACCGTTAGCTAGGCCGAAGTATGTAGGAGAGCCTACTACGCCACCGTTAGCGAACATGTAGCTTCCCCTAGTAGAGCCACCGGAACCGCCTGTCGCTGCACTAAGACCAAAGCCTAACAGTTGACCGAGGAAGCCGTTACCTGTAGGCCCCATAGCTGAACCAAGCATTCCTGAGATACCACTGGTCAGGCTGTTTATCAGAGGTTGCCAGATAAGGATATCCATGATCTGCTGGATAACGCTAATAGCCATTTCTCGGAAGGCTTGGGAAACTGTCTTTGTGCCATTAACAATAGACCGGAAAGAACCTACAATCGTTGTAGCAAAGTCCTTGGCTACTCGGTTCTTGAACTCATCCATTTCCTTAGTCAGGTCGTGGAAGGCACCTCGTACAGAAGGCTTACCATCTGCACCAGCACCTGTAGCTGCATCGGCTACACTTGCCAAACCACCCACAAGGTTGCGGACATCAAAGTCCGACACAGAAACACCAACAGAGTCTAGGGCTTCTTTCAGCTTGTTAAAGGCCTCCGTACCTTTGGTTGTATCTCGCTCTAAAAGGTCAAACAAGCCTTTAGCGGCTGCTCTCATACCTTCAGCGCCCTCACGAATAGTGCCAGAACCTAAAGACATCGTTCCAAGTCGTCTAGCTAGGAACTCTTCAAACGTAGTTTCCCCTATCTGGGCAGTTCCCGGCCCAAGGTTCTGTAGACCTGCTGCTGTTTCAGCCGCAACACCAAAACCTCTGCCCATCAGTCCGGGTAAGTGGGAGGCAACCCGCAACAGGCCCTCTGCCTTAGCCAGCACTGCATCAAAGACTTTATCCACTTCTTCTGACATGCTGTGCATAGCTTTGATGACAATGTTACTGATAGCCTGAAATGCTACATCGAAAACCGCTTGGGTTCTTTCCACACCACCTTCAAGGGCCTCTACAAAGCTTGCAAATAAGTCCATGCCATTAGCGAACCCGTCGCCAAGGCGCTTGACGAGGCCTAACCATGCGTTAGCAAAGCGGTTCGGAAGGTCGGCAGTAAAGCCCGTAATAACATCTGCTACTAAAGCAAAGGTCTCCCCCCAAGACTTAGTAGCTTCTCGGAGTTCTAATATCATATTGATAAGCTGACCAAGGGCTACAATAGCTATACCTACAACCGTTCCTACAAGAACAGTTCGAACAACCTTACCGAAGTTTCTGACTGCAAGAGTTGCTAAGGTGATAGCTGCTGTAAGACCTGCCTTACCTCCCCAAACAAGAGTGGCAGCAGCAGCGTAGGAAATAACAAGCTGAAGGTTGTTAGCCAAGACATTAAGGGTGTCAAAGGCCATTTCCTTCAGCGTATTTAATAAGTTCTTGGTTATCGTAAGCAGAGGTTCAAACTCACCCCTTAACTTAGCGAACTCTGCGGCAGCACGTCCTGTAGCATCCTCACTCTCAGACATTGCAGCAGCAAATGCAGTGAAGATAGCAAGCAAGGCACCAGCCACAGCACCTAACGGACCAAGGATACCAAGCATCTGGGAACCCTGCTGACCGAAGGCTACAAAGGCGTTAGTGCCACCCTGAACCTGCACTGCAAAGTCACCCACCTGATAACCAAGCTGTTGCAGACCTACAGCAGCGAAACGCTTAGTCTTCCTTGCGGCTCTGGTGGACTCGTTACCAAAGTCATCCAAAGCCTTGCCAGCACGTCTTGCAGACTTGGTAGTGCGGTCAACCTCGTCGTTAAAGGCCTTAACTTCGCCCGTACCTTTGACGCCTACTAATAAGAGGAGGTCAGCAAACATTCATAACCCTCACGTAAACTGCATCTAGGCTCTTTATTGCCTCTACGTCTCTAGGAGAGAGAGGTTGCCCAGTCAGTTCCTTCCATGCTTTGATCTGTTCAAAAGTTATCGGGTTAGGGCCGTTAAATCCGGCAGTTCTACCAGTGGACAAACTAATAAAGGCAGACCAGATATGCTGAACTAAGAACGGAAATTCGGGGGGTTCTAGTTCTCTAGGAGCGTATCCAATCTGCCTTTCTACTTGTTCTAAATGTTCTCTCTTGGAGCCACCTTCTTGAGGTTTGTCGAGTTCAAAGGTCCACTCTGCAAACTCGACCAACTGGTCAATCAGGCTTTGATAAAACCCCGGCTTTCTTCAATCGCCTCTTCTACTTGTAGGCGTAGCCAAGGCAAGGTCTCAAATACCTCTTTAGCCTTGATGACACTCAGAGAGGGTTTCTCACCATCGTAGGTAATGTCCCACTGTTTAATAATTCGTGCGAGTAGGTCTACAGCGTCCTTCTCAAGGTCTTCTACGGTCACTTGGTTTTTCTTGGACCGTTGCATCACTTGTAGTCGCTTGTTAGCCTTCTCGTTAAAGATTTCCTTGTACTTAGCAGAGTGAGGGGCATATACCTCGATACTCATCTCTGTTTCCCCATCCTCGTTAAACAAGGCTTCTAGGGTAGTAGGGTGATACAACAGGATTTCTAGTGTATCTGATTCGGGGGTAAGATTAGCCAAATCCATAGTCGGGTTCCTTATGTCGGGGTAGGAAAGAATGAGAGGGGGAGCCACCCGACAAGCTCACCCCCCTCCCCTTGGCCGAGGGATTCTTATGCCGTAGTGATCTTCAGGTTAGTCAGTTCTGTATCGTCGTACAGAGCCACAAACGGCAGAGTTACTACACGGGAGGTTGGGCCATCAACAGGAATATCTGCTGCGTTGAACTTCACCCGTGGGAAAAGGAAGGTCATGGTGTTAGCCGAAGGGTCAGCTACAGATACTTCGATAGCACTCTCGGTCTCGTTAAGGAAACGGTTAACCAGAGACAGGTCTTCAAAGTATGCAGTGATGCTACCTTCAATCTCCGCACGACCAAACTCAAGGGCAGGAGCGGAGTCATCACCTACTACAAAGGTAGGAGAGAAGGAGTTGGTGACCGTAAAGTCTACACCAGTAATAATGGACAGGGCAGAAGCTGCACCGATACCGTCTACATCAGCAACCTTAAGGTCACCGGAGTAAGCATCGAAAGGCTCTGCTACACCAGCAGCAGATACAGTCTTCTCTGTAGCCGAAATGGTCATGTCCTTACCAACGATACCAAAGGTAGCTGATACCATCTGGTTAGGAGCCATAGACACGTTCATCGTAGATACAGCACAACCTGTAAACAGACGAGCTTGGTCAATGTCACCAGCGTAGTCTTCAAGGGTAAGGTATTTAGGTGTAGTACCTACCTTAATAACACCAGTGCTAAACGTAGACAGCATAGCCGACTCAATCAGGTCGTCATAAGCAGTGTCACGAAGGTCTACAGCAATATCACCAGCTACAGAACGGTTACCATGACGGTCTACCCGAGGCATACGGTCAGGCTGGATTTCATTGCCCGCTACACGCTCCTTAGACAGGTTCAGCGAGTGGGTGTTAAATGGTAGGTTGGTATAAGAACTAGCTGCCGTACCGAAAGCGCTTTCTACACCGAAAGCCAAACGAGAACGAGAACCCTGTGCGAAAGCCATGTGCTTCCTCCTTAGTTATAAATATAGAACCCGATGTTAACCGGGACATAATAAAACGGAGTGTCCAACCCGCCACCTTCTCGTTCGGCATAGTCTATAGACACTTTAATCTCACTACCCCCCGAAGGAGTGTAAGAGACATCTGTAGTAGCCTCGAAAGCATCAAGCACTTTGTCAGCAATGTCATCTGCTGCACCGGGACCGTTGCCCTCTGGTGCGTAGCAAACAACAGTAAAAACGCCATCATAGCGTTGCTGGGGATTTAAGCCCCGTACAGCGGGTCTACGGGCTTGGGGTACGAAGTAAGTCTCAACATACGAAGTACCGTTCACACGGTCGTAGGAGACGTTCTCATAGGAAATAGCAGGGATACCAGATACAGCAGCTAGTTTAGTCTCTAGGGCTGCTCGAATGTCACGGTAGATACTAGCCATGCTGTCTCTTCACCCTACTCTTAATCTTGTACTTCCTCTCTACCTTCTCAGCATGAGGCGCACGGTTTATCAGGTAGTAGTCACCTACAGGAACTTCTATCCCTGTCTTACGGTAACCTCCCTTGCTATCCCCACTCAGAGCAACATTAATGTCTTTGGCAAGGTTACGGAGAGAGGTCAGCTTCTGTGGCTGGTCCAGAACACCTTTCGGCTTGTTCCGAGAGGACTTACTACGTCCACCACCAAGGTTGTCCTTAAAGGACCAAGAGTTGACAAAAGCACCTGTGTCAACCGGAGAGGCAAGAACAGCAGTACGGGCAATCCCAAACATCTTCTTACCAACCTCGTCTTCTACCTTCTCACTGACAGCATCAATCTTCTGGTAGAAGCTCTGGTTAATCTTAACCCCCATTAGTCGAACACCTCACAGAGGTAACAGACAGCCTGACCATTGCTAAAGATGGTTCTCACGGTGGTAATATTCACCGTATCTCCATTCCCTGAAATCTGGTCTTGGTCGTCAGGAACAACCTTAAGGCCTTTGGCGGGAATGACACAGGCTCGTCTGCCCTTCCTAGTCTGATTGAGGTCAGATGTACCCTCTGCTAGGTTATAGAAGTATCCGGTAAAGGAATAGTCCGTTGTCGCACTACCACTCAGAGTTCCAGTAGTAGCGTCATAGGTTCCATCAGTGGTGACCTTGCGGAGTGTAAGGGTTTCGCCAAAGTCTTGGACCATCTTGAGGAGGTCTCTAGCATTAAACGACATGGACTATTCCTCACTCGTATTCCGCATAACCATCATAGTTAGGTGGGTTGCGGAAACGATCTCTACGGAAGGACGGGGTGACACGGTCAGTGTCTTGTCTTACCACAGAGATAGATGCCTTACTGATGCCCCCTGCTTTGACGCCGAGGCCGTTTTGCTTCTTTGCTTCAGCATCGAGGGAATCAGCAAGAGAAATATAATGGGAGTACAGGTCAGAATAACTAGCCCGGAGAGCGCCATCCAAATCAGTGTCAACACGACGAGCATACTTAGCTGCAATAGTTCTACACACATACGCAGCGGCGCTGTAAACATTATCAGCAGATTGAGCAAGAGCAAAAGCAATTTCATCATCCTGTACCTGTGCATCCGTAGAGTCGGTGTCACCTACAAGAAAACGTACAGCATTCCGACGACCGGAAGCTGTGGTTGTACCAAGATCGTCTATATCGTAGGTGAAGTCTGACACTATGCTTGCTCCCAATCAGCCCAAGGACTGTTACGCCATGTACGAATATGGCCACGCTGTTTCTTGGTGACCGTAGAAGCCTTACACTTCTTCATGTTGTATTCACGCTCTGTCTTCGTGAACTGCTTAACCTTCTTATTGATGTTCTTTACGATAACCGTAAGCTCATCCTGCTTAAGCTCGTCAAGGCCATCACCGACAACCTTGCGCTTGTTCTCACTAGGAGGCTCCTGTCGGAGGAACCCCCTGTTGAAGAGAGAGATAACATCTTCCCAAGGG